GCGCCACCGGAGTAGAGGATCTGCCCTGCGCTGCCCTCACGCTTCAGCTTGGCCACGCCGACGGCGTTCGCGGCGATCTTGCCCTCCGTGACAGCAAGATCGGCGATCCCTGCCGTGGGCAACTGACCGAACGCGGGCGGGCTGCCAGCCCCGGCGCTCACGAGCGGATGCCCGCTCGTCCCAAGCGCCGGTCCGTTCTTCACGAGCTTGCCCGTCGTGCCGTCGTAGAGGACGACCGAGTTGCTGGTAGAGCTGGCCGGGCCGACGACATCGCCGCCGGCAACCGGGCTCCCCAGCTCGAAGACGCCACCATTGGCGCGCAGGAACTTGCCGTCGTCGCCAGGGTCGGCCGGCACCGGGACGAGATCCGCCCAGCCCTCCGCTTCGACTGCCGCCGCCTCGGCCGCCGCTTGGGCGATCGCAGCGTTGGTCGCCGCAGTCTGCGCGGAAGTCACCAGAGAAGCGCTGGGCACGGCAACAAGGGTGAACCCCGTGGCGGTCGAATTGATGGCCAGCACCTTGTCGGCTTCGGGCGCCGGGATCGTATCCGGGTCGAAGGTGATATCCCCGAGGTCGACGCCGGGCAGGAAGCCTGGAGTACGGTCGAGCTTCTCCTGCTGCTGGATGTCGACCATCGTCGCGCGATCGAGGGCGGCCTCCAGGACTTCGGGGAAGTAGGTCGACTGGTTCGGGAGGTTGGTCTGCTGCTCCAGCTCCAGGATGCGGCGCATCACGATCTCGTAGGCCGCGGTGATCGGAGCCCCGCCGCTGGCCGGATAGGTGATCGAGCCCGTGCCGGGGTAGCTGGAGACGCTGACGCTGTAGGTCGTCGAACTGGTGCCGCGGGTCAGCAGCGTCTCCGCGCCCGTCGACACGTTGCGCAGGAGGACTTCCAGATCGTCAGGCCCCTCGGGCAGAACGACCGGGCTGAAAGAGAACGTGGTGGCCGACCCATTGCCGGGCGCGATCACCTTGCTGACGCTGGTCTCGACAGTCATCTTGGCTCCGTTTCAGGCATCACATGATGCCTCATTTCTTCTTCGGTGTCACGAGGTAGTCGTAGAATTCGGCGTCCTCATCTTCCAACGCTTTCAAGGCCCTAACGACCTGGGTGGTGCCGGGCATGCCGATCGTGAGGCCGACGGCGTCGACGATCTTGCGAGCATCCTTCAGCTCCAGCTCCTCGTCCTCCTGCATCAGCTTCATCGCCGACTTGATCGCCTGCGGGATCTTAGTCCCGAGCAGGTTCTCGACCGGCGACAGCGTGGCGCGATAGCCTTCGCCGACACTGCCCGCGATCTGGCCGACAAGCGGAGTCGACTTCACGCCGTAGAGAAGCGTCTTCAGCCCCCACCACGCCATCGCTCCGTCCTCGTCATCCTCGGGCGGCCCTTCCTGGCGCAAGAAAGCGTCAGCGACCGCCGGCACGGCCATGAGCCACACGAGGCGCGAGATACCTCCGGCGACCTTGCTGGGTTCGGACGGCTTCATGCCAGTGATCGTCTGCCCCAAGAGCCCGTAGAGGAGCGTGGTGTAGGTCGTGAACATCGTGAGGAGCTGAGGCAGCCCCTTCTGGCGCTGGAGTGCGGCCAGATCCTTCGTGTGCCCCGACGCCTGGGACGTGCGCAGGATCGTGTCGGCGTACTCGACCGCGGCCTGCTCGTCCATGCCCTGGCTGAGGCCCTTGTTGTAGGCGCCCGTCCACGTCGGCACGTCGACCACGTAGAACTGGATGCCGCCGATCGCCTTGAGCGACGCGCGCTGGGCGATGCGGAACATGCTCACCTTGCCCGAAAGCGAGCCCAGCGTGTCGGAGAGATCGCGGTCGGAATTGCCCAGTCGGTGCCGCATCTCGCCCGAGAGCGCCGTCGCGTGCTTAACTGTCTCGGCCGGGCTGGAGAGATACTGGTCGAGCCCGACCATCATCCACTTCACGCCGTCCTTGGTCGAGAAGCCGCCCTTCCCGTCCTGGCCGAGCTGGGCCACGCTAGTCGAGAGGCCGAAGACCTGGGCAGCGAGCGTCGTGTAGCTCAGGCCCAGCACCGCCACGGTCAAGTTGGTCCGGACCTGTTGGATGAACGCGTTGACCTTGCCCGAGTTGTGGCGATCGGCGTTGTTGCTGGCCACGGCTTCCATCCAGCGGCGAAACTCGTCGCGCCTCTCCGGCCCGAGCTTGCGTACGAGCGCCTCGTTGACCTTCTTGTCGCTGAGGATCTTGTCGACGTTGCGGATCGCGTCATAGTGCGTGACGAAGTGGATGGGTGCGCGCAGCGCGTGGGCGAGCTGGGTGAAGTCCAGGCTGACGGGCGCCGCGTAGTCGTCCACGCGGGCCTTGGTCATGCCCGAGAACACGCTCGCTTTCTCGGCCGGATGCGTCATCAGTTCCAGGACCGTCGCCTGCCCAGGCTGCGGAGCCGGGCGTGCGTCGCGGTCGTAGATCATCGGGAAGTAGCCGCCCTTCACCGTGACGCCGCCGATCTTCATTTCCTGCGGCATGATGCGCTCGGGCGAGATGCCGTGGATCGACCGGTAGACTTCCTCGACCTGGGGGCGCATGCGCTCGAAGCTATCCCAGACCTTCTGGACCCACGCCGCCTCGTCCGGCCCCAGCTTGGACAGCGCCTGCTCGATACCCGACAGCGTCCACTTCTGGCCGCCTTCGACCATCTCCGATCCGTCGATCATCTTCTGGAGGTTGGAGGCGTTGCCCGAGTTGAGGGCCACCATCAGCAGCTCGGCCGTCGTCATCTTGCGGCCAAGCTCCGGGATGAACTCCTTGCGCCCCAGCTTCTTCAGCGTCGACTTCGGCAGTCCGGCAACGCCCTCGACGAGATCCTTCATCGTCTTCTCGTAGAGGTCCAGCTCCGCGGTCTGTGCGTCGACCATCGGCTGGAAGATCGCCTTGTGCCAAGGCCCGGCGACCGCCCCGCCGTCGAGCTTCTGTAGGATCAGCTCGATCTTCGAGACGTAGGTCGAGAGCGCGGCCAGGGTGCTCCGAGCGCGGTCGAAAATGCCTTCGTCGCCGGTAGCCTTGCGCGCGACGCGAGCGACGTCCGGCAGCGCCGAAACCGTGGCCAGCATCTCCTCGATCGCGGCTTCGCGGTCCTGCGTCTTGCCTTCGATCAGCAGCGTCTTCTCATCGCGCCCCTGCTTCTCGATCGCCTTCACCGTCTCGTAGAGCTGGTTGAACGCGTTCAGGCTCATGTTGGAGTAGTGGATGTCGCCGACGAGCCCGCCGCCACGCGGGCGCGAGGACGAGAAGTCGTAGCCCAGCGTCAGCTCGAAGATGCGGTCGCGATGGTTGGCGTCGATGCCGGGGATCTTGATCGTCGTGTCGGCCAGCCGCTCCAGCTCTTTGCGCTGGCGCTCGATCTGCTTGCGAGCCGCGAACGCCTGCCGCGCGTACTCGAAGTTCAGGATCTGCTGGAACTTCGCCCGCGCCGCCGCGTCACGATTGGGACCGGTGAGCTTCTGCCCATCGACCTTGCCCTTGCCGCGGATCAGCTTGCCGGCGAGCTTGCCCTTGCGCACCTCTTCGTCGAGGAACAGCTTCGGGTTGATCTCATTGATCTGGAGCTTGGAGAGCCCCATCGCAGCGGCCTGCCTGAACAGCGCAGGGCTGAGCTGCCCCTTCGACTCGGCCCTGCGCATGGCGGCCAGCTCGAAGGTCAGCACCTTGGCCTGATCGTCGTTGTGGAGGTCCTCCAACGCTTCCTGGAGATCGCGCTGCTTGTCCAGGATGGCGCCGTGCTTCTCGACCATGCGACGGTCGGTCTCGGCGTCGATCGCTTCCTTGATCGGGACGGCGTTGAAGATGGCGTCCAGCATCTCGCGCCCGCTGTCGAAGCCGTACTGCTCGGCGTGGACGTCGGGGTCGATGCCGCCCTTGCGCTGGAAGATCTGGCGCCCCGCCGACTTCGGCAGCATGTCCAGGATATCCTCCTGGCCGCCCATGATCTCGACGATTGCTTCCGCGTTCAGGCGGTCGACGCCGAGCGCATCCAGGGCCGCGTAGACCGGGCGCTGGCGCATGCTCTGGTCGACTTGCTGGCGCACCACCTCGCGCTCGGCCTTCCACTCCTCGGTCAGCGTCTTCTGCTGGCGCTTGATGGCGCGCTCTTCGGCTCGCTTGCGCGCCCCCTCCTGAGCGACCGCGATCGCCTCCAGGTAGCTCGCGTACTGCGGCTCGGTCATGCCGGCCTCGGCAGCGGTCGCAAACATCGCCTGGAAGCCCATCTCGCGCTCGGCCAGCTCGACCGGGCCATCGGCCTCTCCCGACCACTTCGACGGGCTCGGGGGTTTCTCGCCGACGAGGTCGAGCACGTCCTGCTGGGACATGCCGTCGATTTCTCCCTCGCCGAAGCCGGCCGCGATGAGCTGACGCCGCTGCCAAGCGCTGGCCTTCCACTCGGGCTCCGTCGCTGCCTGCTCACCCTTGGCCGAGGCGGTCTCACGTGAGGCCGCATCCCGTTCTGCCTGGGCCATGGCTTCTTCGCCGCGACGCTGGGCCACGGCGTCGTCCACGATCGACTTCGCCTCGGCCGCGTTCATAGCGCCTTCGCCCACGCGCATGTCGTCGAGCAGATCCTGGCCGAGACCTTCGATCGCGAGACGAGCGAACTGCTCTCCCGTCAGCTTGATGTCTCCGCCGCGCTCAACGGCTTCCGCGATGCGGTCTTCGAAGCCGAATTCCACGATCTGCTCGGGCTTCAGAACCTCGGCCAGTCGCTCAGCCGGCACGTAGATTTCGAGCCCGGCAGCCTCGGTCACGGCGCCGAAGTGTTCCGCCGCGGCAGCAGGATCGCGCTGGGCAAGCGGGGTCTTGGTGAGATCTTCCTGGACCTTCTCCAGGTCTTTACGAACGCGGATTGCCTGACGACCTGGGATGACGGCGGAGACGATGCCACCGACGATCGCGCCGACGCCACCTTCGTACATGGTGTTGTCGCCGAGGATCTGGCCGTCAGGGTCATAGAGGGCGATGGCGGCGAGGTTGTTCAGGACGTTCTCGGAGATCTCCTGGACCGCTTCCGAGCTGGCGCCGGCCAGGATCTGGAAGACCTTCGACCGCACGTTCTCGGGGATGCGCTTGAGGAGCAGATCGAGGCCGTAGCGCTCGGTGATGCCCGTGATGGCCCCGCCAGCGAGGACAGCGAGGTCGCCTTCGGGCGTCCCCTCGACCCCCTTGGCCTTGACACGCTCGGCGGCCTGATCAGCACCAGAAGCGAGGAGCGAAGCCGTACCAGCCGCGCCCCCGGTTAGGATCATGGCGGTGATCTGGGCCGCGACTTGGCCGAGCCCGCCGGTCACATCAGTCGCGAGGTTGCGCTCGCTCTCGGGCACGCCGACATCCTTGGCGGCCCCCTTGATCGTGGCGCCGAGGGCCGCGAGGCCCTTGAGAGGGTCGATCTCTTCCGGCGTGATCGGCGCCAGCATCGCATCGGCGACTTCCGGCAACCCAATCGCACGCAGCGCGGACTGGATCGGCCGTGCGGTCGTGCGGGCCAAGACGTCGATGCCTGTGGCGGCTCCCGAAGGAACAGATCCGAGAAAGTCTAGGGCGCCCTGAAGCGGCGCGCGACCGAGGACATTGACGGCCTGCTCCAGCGCCCCGAGCTGCTTCACGCTATCGTGAGCGATGCGAATGTTGTCGGGGTTGCGCCCCAGCCATTCCTGAGTGCCGCCAGACTGCGCGAGCCAGAACTCGGCTTCATCGGTCGCCTGACGACGCGTCAGGTCATCCAGGTTGCGTTCGGCCACCTCGGTCGGCAGCCCGTATTCCTGGCCGAGCTGCTTGGCCCTGGCGACTTTGTCGGGGTCAGCGTTGCGCTGGGCGCTGTCGATCTGCGGGCGCGAGACTTTTCGCTGGCCGAGCATCTCCTCGATGATCGGGTCGGGCTCGGCTGCCGCGACGGGCTGGGCTTCCTGGGCGAACTCGGGCTTGGGCTGAGGAGTTGCCGGCTTTGACGCTCCAGGCGCCCCGATCTCAGGCACCGAGCGCGCGCGCAGCATGTCCCGGATGATCGGGTCTCCGCTGTCGGGGACGTCGACCATCAGCGCGCCCTCTGCTGTTCACGCTGGTAGTAGTCGATGATGTTCTTCGCCGTCGGGGTGAGGCCGGCCGCGCGCAGACGCGCGGCGATGCGCTCGCGATCGGGCTGTTTGATCTCGTGCAGGACGGTGTACGCCCTCTTTTCTGCGGTGGACATGCCGAACCACGCCGGCACGGTCACGGTGTCGACGAGGTTGTTGAGGATCTCGGTCGCGCGCTCGTGCGGGACCTTCTTGCCCGTCGCCTTCGCCTCAGCGTTCATCTGCTCCAGGAACAGCGACTGGAGCTGCCCGGCACGCTTGCGCTTGGCTTCGTCGCCCGTCAAGCCCAGCTCGCGGATCTTGGCCTGCACCATCTGGTTCGGGGTGCCGACGCTCGGGTCCAGCTCGCCGCGCAACGCCTTGGCGTGCATGCTGCGAACCTCGGCAAACTCCCTCGGCCCCAGCTTCGAGGCCGCCTCGGTCATGCTGAGGTCGGCCATTTGCGTCGCCGAGAACTGCATCACCTTGCCGTAGTAGTCCCAGTCCGTAACGGCGGGGTGGCCGGCGGCGACGTCGCGTTCGATCTTTTCCAGACCGACGTAGTCGTTGCGATCGAGCCTGTTCAGCACCTCGGGCGGGAGCTTGGAAATCGGAGTGCCAGCGAGCACCGCGGCCAGCGCCTGCTCATTCGCGGCCTTTCGGTCCTCTCGCTCCTGGCGCTGCCGCTGACGATCGGCCAGCTCCGTCTCCTGGATCGCGCGGCGCTTGGCCCGCTCCACGTCTTCGTCGAGCTGGTTCTGGATCGAGTGGTCGGATCGGATGCGCTGGTCGACCATGTCACGCAGCTCGGGCGAGAGCTTCTTCGCCGCTTCGAGCTGCGCCTGATAGTCGCCAGGGTGCGCTTGCTGGATGCGGTCGAACGCGGCTTGGCTCTCGCCACGCAGCGCCTTGTTCTCGGCGCGCTCACGGTCGGCTTGCGACGCGCGCTGGATCGAATGCCACGTCGAGATGCTGGAGAGTGCTGCGTCTTCGATCTTGCCGCTAGCCTTCTGCCGGATGAACTCGGCCTGTTCCTCCAACGTGCCGCCCCTCGCGATCGCCTGATCCCGCAACGCCTGAGCCGCGTGCTGCACCGAACCGTCGCGGATCTGCTTCGAGATGGACGCACGTGCCTCGGGGCTGAAGCTGCCTTCGTACTGCTTGAAGATGCGCTGGGCAGCACCTGTCGCTTCGACGGCCAGGGCCGCCTTCGCTGCCCCCGTAGCGATGACGGAGATCGCCTCGCGCGTCTTCGCCGCCTCTACCTCCGGCCCCCAGCCGTTGCGCTGGGCCATGTCCTTCACTTCGTTGACGGCAAGCGCCACCGACCGCTGGATGATCTGCGGGTTGTTCCACGCCCTGGCCGCATCGTTGGCCGCTTCCGAAAGCCGGGCTTCAGAAACCGTGTCGGCGGCGCGTACGCGCTCCTGGCCGACGAAGCGGGCCATGGTGTTCAGCTCGGTCTCCAGGCGTCGAGCCGAGACCTCACCGAACATCTCCTTGACCCGGTCGTTCTTGGCCCCGTCGAGGAGCTTCTTCTGCGCCTCCCGAACTGCCTTCTGGGCGCCCTCGTAGCCCTGGAGTGCTGCCTCGCCCTTGAGACCGAAGTAGCCGGGGTTCTGAGCCGTGCCGTCGCCGTAGTTGATGGAGCGCAGCGCAGACGACAGTTCGACGTCGAGCTTCTTGGCCTCGCGCTCGTTGTCCTCCATCATCGACTTCAGCGCGAGACGATGAAGCTCATCCCCCGCGGCAGCGATGCGGCGGCCAGTCTGGTCAAGCCCGGCTGCGTTCTGCCCGCCGAAGACGTCGAGCGTGGCCGCCGAAGCGTTCTGGAAGCCGGGGTCGATCGGCCGCGACTGTACCGTCGGAGCTGCCTGCGGGACCGTCGGCATCAGCCGAGCCCGACGCTGAAGTTACCGCCGCCTCCACCGGACCCGAATGGATCCCAACCTTCCTTCCGGTACTGATACCACTTGCTGGCCACGCTCGTAGCCCCCGTCAGAACGGTCCCGAATGCCGACCCCATCGCCGAGGATCGAGCGTTGTCGGCGCGCATGTCGTTGAGCTGCGCCGAAGCGTTGAAGTTCATGCCCTGAGCCTCATAGCCCAGAGCTTCGCGCTCCGCGTTCGAACGAATGGTCAGCTCGTCGAGCTTGCCGATTTCCGCCGTGTCGCTGGTCAGATCGAGTGCGCTGCCCTGATCGACCAGGACACCGTTGGCGGCCAGGACTGCGCGCTGGCGGCCGGAGAGCTGGCGGGTTTCGACTGCCCGACGGCGAGCGGCCTCTTCGCCGCGCAAGCGAGCGTCATCGGCGGCGCGCTGGGCCAGGATGGCGTTGTTCCGCCCGACCGCCGCCTGATACTCGGCCTGAGCCGCGGCGGCCTTCCCCTGCTGCATGGCGCCGTAGGCTGAGAACGCCGTGCCCAGGACGGTCGACAAGATCGAGATTACCGGGACTGCGGCGCCCATTAGCGACCCTCCATGTGAAAGCGGTGAAAGGGCACGCCTTCAACCCCGTACGGCTGGGGGTCATCTACAGCGAAGCCTAGCCACTTCAGCCACTTCACCGCCCTAGTATGCCTCGCATCCACCCAGTTTTCAAGCCTGGAATAGTGCTCGGCCTCGCGCTCGACCCATTCCTTGGAGAGCGTCAAGAAAGCCCTGGCATGCTTGCTGATCTCCGGCGTGCCCAAGAGCCACGGCACCCCTACGTCGTCGAGGATCGTCCGCTGCCCGACTCCGAAAGCGCAGATCGGAACGCCGTCCGCGAGCCCCACGAAGGTATCTCGTGAGACCTTGGCGGACGCGGCCAGCGCTGCGGAGGGCGACAGCCGTGCCGTGGCCCACACTTCATCCGCGTCGGCGCGGCTCATGTTGCGCGCGATCAGATCGAGGTCGGCCTGGGAGGCAGTGACGATCTCGTAGGTCACGCGTCATCCATCCGGCTATCGCTCTCGCCGAGGTGTACGTCGGGGACGACGGCCAGGATGGTCATCGGCAGCGGGTCACGCTGGCGGAAGCATATGCGCCCGTTCTTGTTCCACTCCGCGGGCGTCGTCAGCTCCAGATCCCCGGTGAGAAGCTGTGTCGGCTCATCGTAGTCCTCGGACGAGCGCTGCTTGGCCTCGGTGAGGTTGTCGAACTTCGGGCCATGCCACAGGCCCCGCGATTTCACCAGCCGCACCGTGACCCCGACCACACGCTTCAGCTTGCCCTGGAGCGTCCCCTGGCCTGGGCTCTCGATGTTCAAGGTCTCGATGTCGCTCGTGTACTTGAGGCCGACGTGGACGCGGCTTGCGCGCTGCGGCAACGTGATCGAGCCGCCGGAGACCGTCAAGCCCTCGACGACGCTACCATCGGCCAGGACCGAGACTTCCCACCCCTCAAGGTGGTTCAGCCCGGTGATGGTTTGCACTGCCTTGCGAACGTAGCCGCCCTCGACATAGCCTTCGAACGCAGTACCATCGACCGCATTGCCTTCGAGATCTTCCAGCTCGAACGTGTTCGTCGCCTTGTTGCGCACGACGTAGCGCTTGAGGTTGAGCTGGTCAGGCTGCCCTTCGGTGTCGAACTCGTCGTAGGTCGGCTCCCAGACGATATCGCTGAAGTCGACGTAGTCCCCGTTGTTGAACCCATGCGTCGGAGCCGTCACAACGACAGGGTCTGCCGATGTAACGCCGGTTACAGTTACGGGGTTGTCGAGCGACAGCCCGCAATCCACGAAGTAGGCGTCGCGCACGTCGTCGAAGCGACGGCGGTGCAACCGTTCGATGTACCGCACGGTCTTGCCGTTGACGCGGCGCTTGACGACGAAGTAGACCCGGTCTTCTCGATCGTCTTCGTTGGGGTTCGCCGGCAGCACGCCGACAGTTTCGAACTTGCCCTTTGTGTTCCAGCGCGTCCAGCCGTTGACTTCCTGCTCGGGCTGGAAGGTCATGCAGGCCACCCAGCCGTCCTCGCGCACGAGGTAGACGATCGGTTCGGGCGAGCGGGAGGCGGCCCAGTCGACGATGCCGTAGCGCTCGAAGATGTGGTTGGACAGGATCGTCATGTCCGAGCCGGTGTAGGCGTCGCTCTGGAGCGAGTAGCCTAGACTGCGGACGCGATACCTGTCCTCGGGCACGTAGAGGATGACGTTGCCAAAGATCTGGGGGCGCAGGTGCGACGAGCCCCAGGCCGACTGCGGCTTCTGCTTCAGCGTCGCCGCAGAAAACGCGCTATCAGCGCCCGAATTGACCCGCCACTCGCTGCCGCTGGTGAGGACGATGAGGTCGTTGCCGGGGACGTAGTGCCGGATCTCGTTGACCTGACGAGCGGAGAGCGTGGCCGTGATTGCGTCATCCGCCTGAGATGGCGACGATACGCTGAGGTTGTTCTGGCGGCCCGTTTGCGAGTATTCGCTGGTGTCCGGCGCGTTGACCGACCCGCCGAAGACTCGGCGCTGCTCGTAGTAGCTGGCCGTTCCGGGGTAGTTTCCGGGGCCGTCGAAGGGGTTTCGGGACGCGGGCGGCGATAGATCCAGGTCCACTGCAAGGTTGCTATCGACAAAGGACGTGTCCTCCGTCTCGCCGATGAGGCCGTAGAGCCCGTTGGATTGCCGGTAGACCGCGTACTTCTGCGCACCCGAAGCCGCGGTCCATGCGATCGTGTTGTTGGTCGTCGTAGCGGACGACGAAGCCACCACGAAGGTCCGCCGCGCTGTGCCGCCCGAGGAATAGGCGGTGTAGGACGAGCTGTCGACGTCGCGCAGCGAGAACGTGTTGGCGTTGATGTAGTCGACGATGAACCGACGATCGTTCAGTTCGGTCATGCCGACGACACTGGCGACGTAGATCTCGTCTCCAGTCGCGAGGCCATGGCTCGTGATCGTCAGGACGCACGGGTTCGCCTGGGTGGCGCCCGTGATGGTGAGAGTCGCGTTGTTGAGGCCGGCGAGGCTTTCCTCGGCGGTCTCGGCCGCGATCGCCGTCACCTTGTACTTGAACGTGGCAGCGCCCGCCGAACCAACCGTCACGGTCATGGCCGTCGGAGCTGCCTGCGACGGCTGGAATTCGGCCTCGGCCAGCGTCCAGTTCGTGTGCCCGGTGCGTGAAAGCTCGTAGACGGGGTAGAGGTTGTGCGTCAGCGTCATCACGTCCGCCGACTGCACGTACTTGATCTCGGGAACGTCCTCGATCGCGTAGGGCGTGTCGATCTCGTAGACGCGGGAAGCCGTCCCACCGGATGTGTAGGTCGTGTAGGCCGAGCTGTTGATATTGGTGCCGTCGACCTGATCGGTCAGCTCGAAGGTGTTCGCGGCGACGTTGGCGACACGGAACCAGCGCCCGTTGACCTCGGTCATGCCGACGACGCCGTCGATGTAGACGTCGTCTCCATTGCTGAAGCCGTGGCTGTTCGACGTGACGACCGCCGGATTGGCCTTCGTGATCCCCGTGATGTTCTTCGCCGTCTCAGTCAAGAGCACGTCGTTGCGCAGCACGCGCATGTAGCCGTCGCCGAACTCCAGCAGATACGTGTCGGTCGTCTTGAACTGGAATTCGATGAACGACGGCGCGTAGCTGTGATCCTTGACCGGAGCCAGGAAGGTTGTGCCGGCGCGGTTGCTGAGCCCGCCTGTCGCGTGGACGAAGCAGTTCAGGCCGGTGCGAACCCCGACCTGATAGGCTTGCGTGTCGACGCGACCGTAGAGTGAGGGGGCGAGTTCGCCTTTGCTGAAGGACGGCTGGATGAAGGAGGCCATGTCAGGCCCTCGCCCTGATCCACTCCGCTTCCCGCGGCTTGTCCTTGACGGCTTCGTTGGCGTCGTGCGCGGGCGCGATCGACAGCAAGCCGGCGTAGAGCTTCTGCATGTCGTCGCGGATCGTGCGCTTGCCGGTCAGCTTCAAGGCGATGCGCGAGGCGAGCTGCGCGGCCAGGGTGTCGACGAAGTGCGCCGGGAACAGCGACGTCTCTTCGACGTTCCTCGTGTAGATCAGCGTCGCTGCCTCAGCGTTCGTCAAGATCGTCTTGGCCGACCCATCGGACATCTGCTCGATCTCGAAGGGGGTCGCATCCGCGGTAGGCCCGAGCGGGTTCTCGATCTCCCGCGCCTTCACGCAGTCGACCGGGTACTGGTAGCGGTAGCTCCAGATGCCTTCGGGCGGGTCGTCCGAAGAAGCGGCCAGGGCTAGGCGCCTGCGCGCGAAGCTCCAGTCATACGCTTCCAGGACGTGGACCCGACAGAAGTCGTACCAGAAATTGCACGCCTTGGCTTCGGGGCTGTTCTCGGTCAACGCCTGGATGCCGGACTTGGCGCCGATCTGCTCCAGGGCAGCGTTCGCGATGAACGTGTCAGAGACCGAGAACATCTACGTCAGCCCTTCTTCTTGGCCTTGGAGTCGCCCTCCAGCTCACGCTTCATCTGCTCCGCGCGCTGACGCAGGCGCTCGGCCTCCGCCTTCTCCTCGGCCTGAGCCTGGGCTTCCGACGCCGCGCGCAGCTCGTCGAACGAGCGCAGCGTCTCGCCCGGCTCCGCCTTCACGGGCTCCGGGACCGGGGTGTCGTCTTCGATGACGACGGCGGTCTTGGGCAGCAGCGACTTCAGCTCGGCGGGCACGTAATGCACGCCCGGCCGGTAGCGCTTGCCCGCGGTCTCGTTGATCTTCCCCGAATTCTTCGGCTCGGTCGGCCCGAACCACAAGTGCTTGAAAAGGACCTTCATCCCCTGTCTCCTTGAAATGAGGGGGCCGGCATCACGTGACACCGACCCCCTCGACTACTCAGTTCGCCGCGTCGGCGATCGCCGTCCAGCCGGTCGGATCGAGCGACAGGAAGGCCGAAGCCTTGCCGGTCGTCGTGGTCGCCGTGGCGATTACCGCCTGGAGACCCAGGTAGCGCTCGTAGGGCACCGCATTGGCCTGGGGCAGCGCGAAGACGAGTCGCGTTCCGGCGGTCAGCGAAGCCGCGGCGATTGCGCCGGTCTCGAAGTGAGCCGACGAAGTCGTCGCATGGATGGCCGCGCTGTCATCGGAGCGGAGGCGGAAGTTGATCGTCGGGCTGGAGCCCGTCGAGACCGACTCCGTGATTGCGATGACCAGATACACGGTCCGGCCATTGCCGATGTCCCGGCCCGCGGCGCCGAGGTCGATCTGGTTGGTGAAAAGAAGCGTGCCGGCCGCCTCTGCGATGTCGAAGTCCTCACCGAACTCGGCGAGCTTGTCCACGATCATGTGGGGGTTCCTTCTTCTATGGGTTGAGGGTCAGCGACCGATCAGGCCACGCGGGCTTCGTCGGCCGCGAGCACGTCGACCCGGCGGATCGGAACGCCGTGGTACATGTCGGTCATCACGCCGCCGACCTGAGCCGTCGTGAGCGTGCTGTCCTTCACCTTGGCCGAGGTCTGGCGCTGGAGGAACGTCAGCATGTTCCGGGACATGTAGAACACCGGCTTGCCGAGGCCCATGCTCGGGAGACGCCGCAGCGCCTGGAACATGAGGTCGGGCAGATCGGCGCCGGACGACGCGTCCTTGGTCAGCGTCGACTTGTCGATGTTGGCGATGCGCACGACGTAGCGCCAGTCGCGGACCGACAGGCCGCAGTCCCAGCGGTAGTGCGTCCGATACGCCTCCATGCGGCCCGTGTTGGAGCCGCCCGACGCGTCCTCGATCGTGACCTGACCCTTGTCCGTGACCTGGAGGCCGGCCTTCGAGCCCTTCGGGATGATGCCGTGCGCCGTGTTCGGACCCCAGGCGACGAGCCAGATCGAGTTGTTGTCGGTCTGGCCACCGGCCGAGCCGCCGTCGATGATGTTCTCGGCGTTCGCCGCGGAGAGCGAGTTGAAGCGCGCGGCGAGGCCGGTGAACTCCGCCTCGTCGACGCCGTCGTTGCCGAAGAACAAGGTCTGCGCCAGCTCCTGGTACATGCCCTCGATGTGGGCGCGATCCTCGGAGAGGCGCCACGCAGCCGAGTTGCCGTTCAGGTCGGCCAGCGCCTTGTCCACCTCGGCGTACGCCTCCAGCATGCCGCAGTTGTCCGTGACCTGGATGGTCGTGGACTTGTTCGGCTGGACGCCCTGGTACATCTTGCGCCACGTCGGGGCCGGGATGCCGGTGCGGATGGTGGTCGTGTGGCCGGTCGGGAGGTTGCCCTCCTGCCACACCATGTCCTCCAGGATCGCGTTCTCCTGGTTCAGGATCTCCACGACGGTCGCGATCTTGCCATCGGGATCGGAGATCTTGGCGAGATCGAGGAGCGTCGGGAACTGCGTCGAAAGAGCAGCCATTGTTCAGTCTCCTTGTTACGGGTTCTGCATTGAGGGATAGAGGGCCTTGGCCTTGTCCTCGGACGAGTTCGACTGACCCTTGCCGGTGTCGAACTTGTCATCGGACATCAGCTTGCCCACACGGTAGAAGAAGCGGATCACCTCGGGGTGGTTGCCCGCCCCCGTCAGGTTCAGCGCCTCCACGAGAGCCTTGCCCCCGCCGAGAGAAGGCTCGTTGATGGCCTTCTTGGCGATGGCAACGTTGGCATCGAAGTTGGCGCCGCCGATTTCCTTGTCGGCCTTCGCCTCTCCGGACCACTTCTCGTGCGTCTGAGCCCAAGCATCGTACAGCTTCTGAGTGTCGGCCGCACGCGTCTTGGTGTAGAGGTCGACGAGCTTCTGGGCCTGGGCGTTGTCCAGGTTGAGTTCCTTGGCGATCGGCGTGAACTCGCCCACCAAAGCCTCGTCCAACTGGACCCCGTCCGGGGCCTTGAACTCGTACTTCTCCGGTGCTCCCTTCTTCTCCTTGTCGCCCTCGGCGTTCTTGGATTTGTCGGCTGCACCTTCACCCTCGGGCTTCTTGTCTCCGCCCGCGGGATCTCCTTCCGGCTTGGCTTCCGCCGCCGGCTTCTCCTGCGTCGAACCCTCTGCCGGCTTCTCGCCGCCTTCGGGCTTCGCGTCATTCGGCTTGGCGTCGCCGCCAAGGATCGTATCAACCATCTTCACCTTCTCCCCTGTTACGGTCTTCAGCTTCGTTCCTCATGACGGTATAGCATTGGGGTCTTGCCGTCAAGCATTCACTGAGCACCCAGTTGGCCATGTCGCGCCGTCCCTCGTTGAAGGCGGTCGTGTGCGTGTCGGCTCCGGCGAAGCTGAGCTTATGGAAGCCCCCACGCTCCAGAAGCCGCCACACGAAAGCCCGACCAGCAGCCGTGTCCATCAGCTTCGCGACCTCAGCGATCTCTCGCTCGCGCGCAAGCTGCGCCTTGGTGCGCCGCTTCTTGACCTCTGCCTCGTCGCCGACGTCACTCATTTTCAGCCTCGTCGCCGACGTCACTCATTTTCAGCCTCGTCCTGGCCGATCATGCGCGTCAACGCGTTCGCTTCGCCGGTCTTGGCGTCGGAGGCCGTCTTGGCGACGTCGGCGCCAGCCTTCGCCATCTCCATCGCGAGCGCCGCACGCTGGGCTTGCTCGCGCTCAGCACGACGCTGGGCCACGATGTCGTCCGGCACGACCAGCTTGGCCGGCACCAAGAGGGCCTGAGCGTACTCGTCCACAGCCTGATCGGCGTCGAACTTGTCGAGAACGCCCGTGTAGCCTGCGCCCGCGAGGCCGGCGATGAAGGCGCTCAGACGGTCGATGTTGTTGGTCGCGACGGCCTTCTGCGCCATGGCCAGGGTCGAGATGTACTCGACCTTGAGCGACTGCCCCTGAAGCTCCGGTGGCGGCGGCGGCAGGATGCCGGCCTTCCACGCCTGATTGAACGTGCGGTCGATCAGGCGGTTCAGGAACTCACCGTGGAGCTGTTCGAGCACCGGGCCGATCTGGAGCAAGCGCTCCTGATTGCGCTGGCTCAGTTCGAACTCGTTACGCGGCTGGATGCCGTCCATGTTCGAGATCGCCAGGAACATGTCGACATAGAAGGCCCGGTCGATGCGCTTCTCGACCTCCTTGATGTCCATCATCAGTTCTTGGACCTTCGGGTTGACCATGTAGATCGGGGCGAGGCTTCCGCCTTGCCCGCCCGGAGTGTCGTAGACCGTGAGACCGCCCGGCAAGCTTGAGACCGGCACGTTCTTGAGCGAAGCCGGGCCATGCAGCGGCGGGTTGACCATCTTCTCGATCGCCTGCCCCTTGCGCTTCTCCTCGATCTGGAGCGCCTTGGTGTCGCCCAGCGCCGTCATGCCGGGGCAGTCGGTAGCGTAGATGTCCTCCCCCGTCACCTCCCAGCGCGGGGCGTAGACCGGGAAGTCTTCGAAGCCGCTCTCGCGCAAGAGGACCTTGTCGTTGCAGTCGGCCTCGATGTAGGTCGAGCGAAACTTCTTGCGCTTGGACAGGGGGCTGCGCGGGTCGAAATCGGGGTTCGGCTCGACGAGGTGGTATACCGGGTGCCACGAGTGATAGTTGCCCTTGTCGTACTGGTCGCGGACCGACCGGGAGACCTTGTCCAGCCCGAACTTGCGAACGAGCTGGAGCGTCGTCTCTTCGTACTCGCGCCCCATGATCGAGACTTTGTAGTTCTCGTCCTGGGCCAGCATGTAGCTGCCCGCGGTGTGGGTGAAGAAGCGCGCGACGTCGTCGAAGTTGTCGACATGGCTCATGGCGCCCGTGCCGAAGAGCAGAAGCTCCCCCAGCATCGACGGCGCCATGTTGTAGAGGTTGCTCTCGTTGAAGATGCGTCGGATGATCAGCTCGACCTTCTCCAACCATTCCTTGACCGTCAGGAACTCGCTCAGGTCAGGATCGGGGGCGCCCAGCTTGAACCAGGGACGCGCAGGCGACATCACGCCCGACAACAGGCCGGCGCGCGCCGTGCGCAACGCGAAGGTCGCCGCGGAGTTGACGAGGTTGTTGCGTTCGTGGCGAGAGGCTTCGCCCTTGTTGCGGTCGGCCCGAAGGAAACGGCCGCGGCGCGGCTGAACCCACCGCGACAGCTCGCGGTAGTGGTCGATGAAGCTCGACCGCTCCGTTCGCATGGCCTCGATCTGCTTCGAGACGTAGTCGTAGGTGGACACCTCAGGCATCACGTGATCCCTTACTGGCCGAGCAGCGACTTCTTGCCCGCCATGGGCGTGTCGAGGAGCCCCTGAGCCGAAGTCAAGATCGTCCGGTCACGGCCAAGGGCGAGGGCGGCGCGCTGACGGTTGTCGACCCGAGCGCGCTGCACCGCCG